AGAGTTTTCAGAGCAATTAAAACTCTGTGCTCGTAATGTGGCTTTTGCTGCGTCAGGTCACGTTGATATGAGTTCAGCGGCAAGCAGGCAACACACGCAGAAACTGGAAAACCTTTCGCGGAGGTTAAAAATGGCAACGAAACCACAGAAACCCACAATTGAAAAATCGGTTACAAAAAAGCCTGACGGTCGGAAAAACAACGGCGGAGCACGTGAAAACGCTGGCCGACCAGCTTTCGAGCCGACCGATCACGAGCGCAAGCAGGTCGAGGCCATGTCCGGCTACGGCCTGCCGATCGAGCAGATCGCTGTCCTGGTGCGCGACGGCATCGACACCGACACCCTGCGCAAGCACTTTGCCCAGGAACTGATCTCGGGCAAGGCCAAGGCCAATGCACAGGTAGGGAAAACCCTGTTCCAGAAGGTCATGTCTGGCGACACCACCGCCATGATCTGGTGGACAAAGACCCAGATGCGATGGGCAGAAACGCACCGCCTGGAGCACACCTCGCCGGATGGCAGCATGACCCCGAAGCCAGCCTTGGACGTGAGCAAGCTGTCGGACGCTGCTTTGGCTGAGATTTTGGCGGCCAAGCATGCAACTGACTGATGCCGACCTGATTGCCATCGAGCGTGAGTACTGCACCCGTTCCCTTGGCAACTTCGCAAAACAGGCATGGCATGTCCTTGAACCCGCGACCGAACTGAAGTGGGGCTGGGCGCTGGACGCCATCTGCCTGCACCTGGAGGCCGTGACCAAGGGCGAGATCACCAGGCTGCTGATGAACGTGCCACCCGGATCGATGAAGTCGCTTCTGACCGGCGTCATCTGGCCAGCCTGGGAGTGGGGACCGCGCGGCCTGCCTGAGATGCGCTTCGTCGGCACGGCCCACGAGGAGCAACTTGCAATCCGAGACAGCAGGCGCTGCCGCGACCTGATCAAGTCCGACTGGTACCAGCGGCTCTGGCCCATCGAACTGCTGGCCGACCTGGACGGCAAGCGAGAGTTTGGCAACACGAAGAAGGGCGTTCGCCAGGCACGCGCCTTCACCTCAATGACCGGCGTGCGCGGCGACCGCGTCATCCTGGACGACCCGATCAGCGCGGACAACGCCAACAGCCAAGCCAAGCTGGAGGCCGCGCGCATTGCCTTCACCGAGACGCTGCCGACCCGGATCAACTCTGACAAGTCGGCCATCGTGGTGATCATGCAGCGCCTGAACGAGAAAGACATCTCCGGCGTCATCCTGGAGATGGGGCTGCCCTACGTCCACCTTTGCATCCCCATGCGCTTCGAGCCGGAGCGGCGCAGCACTACGGCCATCGGCTGGTCCGATCCACGGACCGAGGAAGGCGAGTTGATGTTCCCCGAGCGCTTTGGCGAGGAACAGGTGGCCGAGTTGGAAAAGACTCTGGGCACCTACGGCGCGGCCGGGCAACTGCAGCAGCGGCCAGCCCCGCGCGGCGGCGGCATCATCAACACCGAGTGGTTCACCTACTGGAAGGCCGTGCCGCAGTTGGAGTTCCGCTTCATCACGGTGGACACGGCCCAGAAGACGGCCGAGCAGAACGACTGGTCGGTCATGCAAGCCTGGGCACGGTCTAGCACCGGAAAGGCCATCAAGCTCGACCAGGTGCGCGGCAAGTGGGAGGCTCCCGAGTTGCTGGTGCAGGCGCGCGCATTCTGGATGAAGCACCTGGGCGATCAGCGGCCGCTGTGCCAGAAGGCTGCGCTGCGCGGCATGTACGTCGAGGACAAGGTCTCGGGCACCGGCCTGATCCAGACCCTGCGGCGCGAGGGCATCCCGGTGGTGCCGGTGCAGCGCAGCAAGGACAAGATCAGCCGTGGCTACGATGCAGCCCCGTTCATCGAGTCCGGAAACGTGGCCCTGCCCGAGGACGCGCCTTGGCTGTCAGACTTTCTGGCCGAGGTGGCCAGCTTCCCGGCTGGCGCGCACGACGACCAACTTGACCCCATGTTCGACGCCATCAACCTGGTGCAGCGTCTGCCTGCGGTCAAGTCCCACAACTTCACACCATTGCCAGTCATGCACAAATGGTGAGACAATATTGCAAAGTGAGGACCGCCCATGGCCAGAATTTCCAGAGATCAGCAGCTTGCCAATCTGCACGCGGAAGCGCTGGCTGAGTTCGACAACATCCAGACTGCGCTGCGCGACGAGCGCCTGCAGTGCTTGCAAGACCGTCGTTTCTACAGCCTGGCAGGCAGCCAGTGGGAAGGCCCACTCTGGGACCAGTACGCCAACAAGCCCAAGTTCGAGGTGAACAAGGTTCACCTGGCCGTCATCCGCATCATCAACGAGTACCGCAACAACCGGATCACCGTTGACTTCACCAGCAAGGACGGCGAGGAACGCGACGACCTGGCCGACACCTGCGATGGCTTGTACCGCGCGGACGAGCAGGACAGCGTGGCCGACGAGGCCTACGACAACGCCTTCGAGGAAGCAGTCGGCGGTGGCTTCGGTGCCTGGCGTCTGCGCACCGTCTACGAGGACGAGGAAGACCCAGACAACGACAAGCAGCGCATCCGCATCGAGCCGATTTTCGACGCGGACTCGTCCGTGTTCTTTGACCTGGAGGCCAAGCGCCAGGACAAGGCCGACGCCAAGCGCTGCTTCGTGATCACGGCCATGACCCGCGAGGCCTACAAGGACACGTGGGGCGACGACCCGACAAGCTGGCCCAAGATCGTCCACCAGTACGAGTTCGACTGGTGCACGCCTGATGTGGTCTATGTGGCCGAGTACTACCGCGTCGAGGAAAAGGCCGAGACGGTCCGCATCTTCCGCACCATCGCTGGCGAGGAAGAACGCTACACCCAGGCCGACTTCGACAAGGACGAGACCCTGGAGGAAACGCTGGAGGCCGTTGGCACGGTCGAGGTTCGGCGCAAGAAGTTCAAGACTCGGCGCGTGCACAAGTACATCATGTCTGGCGGCAAGATTCTGGAGGACGCTGGCTACATCGCTGGCAAGTGCATCCCCATCGTGCCGGTCTACGGCAAGCGCTGGTTCGTGGACAACGTCGAGCGCTGCATGGGCCACGTGCGCCTGGCCAAGGATGCGCAGCGCCTGAAGAACATGCAACTGTCCAAGCTGGGCGAGATCAGTGCGCTGTCTTCCGTCGAGAAGCCCATCCTCACGCCTGAGCAGGTGGCTGGCCACCAGGTCATGTGGGCAGAGGACAACCTCAAGGACTACCCGTACCTGCTGATCAACCCGATCACCGACCAGAACGGCAACCAGGCCGTCAGCGGCCCGGTGGCCTACACGCGCAGCCCGGCCATCCCTCCGGCGATGGCTGCCCTGCTGCAGGTGACCGAGCAGGACATGCAGGACATTCTGGGCAGCCCCCAGCAGGCCGACAAGATGGTCAGCAACATCTCCGGCAAGGCCGTCGAGATGATCCAGCAGCGCCTGGACATGCAGACCTTCATTTACATGAGCAACTTTGCCAAGGGCATGAAGCGCTGCGGCGAGGTCTGGCTGTCGATGGCCAAGGACATCTACACCGAGGAACGGCGCAAGATGAAGGCCATCACGGCCAACAACGACGTCGAGTCGGTCGAACTGATGAAGCCGACCATCGACCAGGAGACTGGAGAGGTGGTGCTGCAGAACGACCTGACCGACGCCAAGTTCGACGTCAACGTCGAGGTCGGCCCGTCGTCCAGCAGCAAGCGCGCGGCCACCGTCCGTGCCCTGACCGGCATGCTGGCGATCAGCGACGACCCGGAAACCAAGCAGGTGCTCCAGGCGATGGCCATGATGAACATGGAAGGCGAAGGCATCAGCGACGTGCGCGACTTCTTCCGCAAGAAGCTGGTGCGCCTTGGCGTCGTCGAGCCGACAGAGAAAGAGGCCGAGGAACTGGCTGCGTTGCTGCAAGGCCAGCAAGACCCGAACGCCATCTTCCTGCAGGCTGCTGCCGAGGAAGCAATCGCCAAGGCGGCGCGTGCGCGTGCCGACACCGTCAAGACCGTGGCCGATGCAGAACTGTCGCGCGCTCGCACCGTCGAGACGCTGGCCAAGGTCGACATGGATTCTCAAGACCACGCGCTGAACCTGGCGCGTGAGATTGGTGGCGTGGTGGTGGATCAGGCGCAGCCTGCCACTGGCCCGGAACCGATGTGATTTATGCGGTATCCACCCAGCCGCTTCAGTGGGTGAGTTTGATGGGGTAGATGATGAGAAAAACGGCAGAAGCAGGAGATCAGATCGAAGTCGAAGACATCGAGGTCGTCGAGGACGATGAGCGTCAGACTGAGCAAGTGGGTGATGATGACCAATCCATCACCGACCAGGACGACGGCGAATCGGACGGCGAGCAGACCAAGGATGAGGACGACGAGGTCGTGGTGTCCATTGGTGAGGAAGCGCCACCTCCCGAAGAGACGACTCGTGCGCCTGAGTGGGTTCGTGAGTTGCGTAAGGCAGACAGAGAGAAAGCACGTCGAATCAAGGAACTCGAAGCCAAGCTGAATGCTGCGGCAGCGACTGAGACCAAGCCGGTCGCGCTGGGAGCGAAGCCCAAGCTGGAGGACCATGACTACGACACGGAGAAGTTCGAAGCAGCACTGGCCGATTGGTACGAGCGCAAGCGCGTGGCCGATCAGCAAGTCGAGCAGCAACGCCAGGCCGAGAAGGCCCAGCAGGATGCTTGGCAGGCGAGGCTTGAATTCTACGGCAAGGCGCGAGCCGAGTTGAAGGTGCGCGACTTTGAGGACGCTGAGGCCGTGGCCCAGGAAGTTCTTGACGTCACGCAGCAAGGCATCGTGGTGCAAGGCGCGGACAACCCGGCTCTCGTGATTTACGCACTCGGCAAGAATCCGAAGAAGGCCAAGGAAATCTCGAGCATCAAAGACCCCGTAAAGTTTGCCTTTGCGGTAGCGAAACTGGAGAAAGAATTGAAGGTGACGAACCGTAAGGCAGCCCCACTGCCTGAGCGCACAATCCAGGGAACTGGTCGAGTGTCTGGCGCAGTGGACTCAACCCTTGAACGGCTGCGAGCCGAAGCTGAGAAGACTGGCAACTACACCAAGGTGCTCCAGTACAAACGGCAGAAGCAAGCAGCGAAAGCCTAAAACCCTGAAAGGAATGAATCATGGCTAACGCATTTTCCAAAGAAGAACGCGTCGCGTTTGAAGACCTGCTCGAAGGCTTCCACGACGCACTGGTGCTCTCGCGCAACGTGGGCATCTACAACACTGACCAGACGATGATGGCTCGTACCAACGACGTCATCTGGCGTCCGATGCCCTACATCGCTCAGTCGATCTCGTCCACTCCTGGCGTTGCCATCGGCGGCTACCAGGACATGACGCAGTTGTCTGTTCCTGCCACCATCGGCTTCAGCCGCACGGTGCCCTGGACCATGACCACGCTCGACCTGCGCGATGCACTGCAAGAAGGCCGTCTGGGCGAAGCTGCCAAGCAGAAGCTGGCCAGCGACATCAACCTGGCGATCATGAACGCTGCTGCGAACCTCGGCTCGCTGGTGGTGGACATTGGTGCTGCTGCCGGTACCTATGACGACGTTGCCCTGTGCGACTCGATCATGAACGAGCAGGGCGTGGCTGACTACGACCGCTACCTGGCCCTGTCCAGCCGTGACTACAACGGTCTGGCTGGCAACATCGCTGGCGCTGCGGCTGCTGCTACCCGTTCGTTCGGTGGCAACAAGTCCAACACCGCCTTCGAGCGTTCGTTCGTCGGCATGGTGGCTGGTTTCGAGACCTTCAAGTTCGACTACGCCAACCGTCTGACTGGTGCTGCTGGTGGCGCAACCCTGATTGACACCCAGGCTGCTGCCAACAACTACTACGTCCCGGCTGCCACCTCGACCGCGCTGTCTGGTGAGACCCAGAACGTGGACAACCGCTTCCAGACCATCACCGTGGACAACACGGTCGGTGTTGTGGCTGGCGATGCGTTCACGATCAGCGGCGTGGAAGCTGTGCACCACATCACCAAGCAGGGTACTGGCCAGCCCAAGACCTTCCGCGTGGTGAGCGTGACCAACGGCACCGACATGGTTATCACCCCGCCGATCATCTCGGCCCAGGGTGGTTCCGACGCTGAACTGCAGTACCAGAACTGCATCGTGACGCCTGCTGCTGCTGCTCCGTTGACCTGGCTCAACGTCAACACCGCAGCCGTCAACGTGTTCTGGCAGCGTGATGCTCTGGAACTCCTGCCCGGCCGCTACGCTGTCCCGTCCGATGCTGGCACCGCAGTGATGCGCGCCACCACCGATCAGGGCATCGAAGTGGTGATGCAGAAGTTCTACGACATCGACTCGATGACGATCAAGTACCGTCTCGACACGCTGTTCGGCGTGGTGAACAAGCAGCCTGAGATGTCCGGCATCCTGCTGTTCAACCAGTAAGCTGAGTAGGACAATGGAGGGACTTCGGTCCCTCCATCCTTAAGGAGAACACCATGCCACTGACCAAAGGTTATTCGAGCAAGTCCATCGGCAAGAACATTGCCAAGGAAATGAAATCCGGCATGCCGCAGAAGCAAGCCGTGGCCGTTGCGCTGAACGTCGCGCGCAAGGCTGCGAAGGCTGCAGGCAAGCCAAGCAAAGCACCGGCGAAGAAGGCCAAGAAATGAGCGAGTTGCCCTGCTCCATCTACCGCGCGCCTGGCTCCATTCGGCGTGCACGTTACAGCTACGACACCATGCTGGCGACCACGCAACAGCAACTGGACGCACGCCTTGCGTCCGGCTGGCATCTGACGCTGGAGCAGGCTCTCGATGCAGCAGGGGAAAGCGCTTCGCGCCACCTGGCCAATCGCAAGGTGCGAGTGCGCAAGGTGCGAGTGGCAGCGCCACCAGCCGAGCGTCGCGCGTCCTTCAAGCGTGCTGCACTGGCCGCTTCTGTTGCCGTGGTGGTCGATGCACCTGTCGAAAAACCGACAGCCATTCCAGACGACGACGCTGCACCAACCCGCATTGAGATGGTGGCCAAGGCCACCGAACTCGGCCTGAAGTTCAGCAAGCGCACCAGCGACGAGAAACTGCTGGCCATGATCAACGAAGCACTCAAGGAGGTGTGACATGGGCTACAGCAAGCGCCAATTTGTCGCAGCCGCATTCGAGGAAATCGGACTGGCCTCTTACGCATTCGACCTGCAGCCGCAGCAGTTTGAGTCTGCCCTGCGCAGGCTAGACGCCATGATGGCATCCTGGAACGCGCTGGGCATTCGCCTGGGCTACCCGCTGCCTTCCAGTCCGCAGTTCAGCGACATCGATGCCGAGTCTGAGGTGCCAGACAGCGCCAACGAGGCCATCATCACAAACCTGGCGGTCAAGATTGCGCCTGGCTACGGCAAGCAGGTTATGCCTGACACCAAGGCCACGGCCAAGGAGACCTACAACACGCTGTTGTCGCGCGCTGCTGCACCGCTGGAGCAGCAACTGCCTGGCACCATGCCGTCCGGAGCTGGCAACAAGCCATGGCGCGTCTATGACGACCCATTCCTGCGTCCTCCTGTCGATCAGGTACTTGCCGGACAGGACGGGCCCATCGAGTTCAACTGAAAGGATTGACCCATGCCAACCATCAACCAACTCCCACTGCTGGCCCAGGTCTCTCCTGGCGACCAGGTGCCCGTTTACAGCCCGAACAACGGCGACGCGCGTCGTCTGCCGATCAGTTCTCTGCTGCAGTTCTTCCAGCAGACATTTGCCAGCCCCACGCTGGCCACCAACGTCTACACGCCAGGGACCGGCTTCAACCTGGCCGTGCCCACGCCTGTGGCTGCACAGCAGTGGATGCTGATCCAGCCTGCTGGCACGCTGGCCGCTGGCACCGTCACGCTGCCGCTGAACACCGGCACACCTGACGGCACCGAGGTGCTGATCACGACCACGCAGCAGATCACGGCCTTCACGCTGGGACAGAACGGTGCAGCTAACATCTATGGCGCACCAAGCACGCTGGCAGCCGAAGACTTCTTTCGCATGCGCTTTGTGCAGGCCACCAACTCCTGGTACCGGATCGCATAAATGGTGACCTGAATGCAGATTCCAATCCTCAACGGCATCTACACGGACAACGGTCCGGACATTCGCACGTCCTATCCGGTCAACCTTGTGCCGGTGCCGAAGAAGTCTGGCATCAGCAATGGGTTTCTCCGGCCTGGCGACGGCCTGGTGGCCAACGGAACAGGACCAGGCATCGACCGTGGCGGCATCAACTGGAACGGCACCTGCTACCGAGTCATGGGCACCAAGCTGGTGAGCGTGGCCAGCAACGGCGCTGTGACCGTGCTTGGCGACGTCGGTGGGCCAACCAACACGCTGGTGAGCATGGACTACAGCTTCGACCGACTGGCCATCGCTTCCGGTGGGCGGCTCTACTACTGGAACGGAGCGCTCACGCAAGTGACCGACCCGGACCTTGGCGTGGTGCTTGATGTGGTCTGGGTGGACGGCTACTTCATGACCACCGATGGCACCAGCCTGGTGGTGACAGAACTGACCGATCCAACCCAGGTCAACCCTCTGAAATACGGGTCCAGCGAAGTCGATCCTGATCCGGTGGTGGCGCTGCTCAAGCTGCGCAACGAGGTCTATGCGCTGAACCGCAACACCATCGAGGTGTTCGACAACGTAGGAGGCGAGTTCTTCCCGTTCCAGCGCATCGATGGCGCACAGATCCAGAAGGGCGTGATAGGCACGTTCGGATGCTGCGTCTACCTGGAGACAGTGGCCTTTCTGGGCAGCGGCCGCAACGAGCAGCCTGGCATCTACCTGGGCGCAAACGCCACGGCACAGAAGATCAGCACGCAAGAAATCGACATCCTGCTGTTGAACTACACCGAGGCTCAACTGGCCACGGTGAAGCTGGAGGCGCGCAACGACAAGAACCACCAGCACCTGTATGTGCACCTGCCGGACCGCACCGTCGTCTATGACGCGGCGGCCAGCGAGGCGCTTGGTGAGCAGGTCTGGTTCACGCTGACCACCAGCCAGGTCGGCTTCAGCCAGTACCGTGCGCGCAACCTAGTCTGGGCCTACGACAAGTGGCTAGTGGGCGATCCACAGTCCAGCACCATTGGCTACATGGTGCAGGACGTCGGCAGCCATTGGGGACAGATCGTGCGCTGGGAGTTCGGCACGCTGATCGCCTACAACGAGGGCAACGGAGCGATCTTCAACGAACTGGAACTGGTCGCGCTGACCGGACGCGTGGCGCTTGGCGTCGATCCGATCATCAGCACCAGCTACTCGGTGGACGGCCTGGCCTGGAGTCAGGACCGGCCCATCCGTGTTGGCACCACCGGCAGCACCAAGAAGCGACTGGCATGGTTTCAGCAAGGCCACATGCTGAACTGGCGCATCCAGCGCTTCCGTGGCGACACGCAGGCGCACCTGTCCTTTGCCAGGCTTGAGGCACAAATCGAGGCGCTTGCGTACTGACCATGGCAACGCAAAAACTCAACCTAACCCGTGACCAGCTTGCAACGTTCTTGGGAAACCACGAACTGATCAAGCAATTCGAGCGACTGTTTCAAGTTGCAGATGAGGTCGCTCCATCCAGCGACACCACTGGCATCAGCATTCAAGCAGGAAACGCGGATGCCACTGCCAATGAGGCGCTTGCACAGATCGTCAGGTTGGAGCAAGACGCAGCCATCAACAGTGGCGCAGCAGACCAGAAAGCCGTGCAGGCACTGGATGCGCTTGGCCGCATTGCCAATGCACTGGAGATGATGGCAACGGCCCCGGTCATCCAGAACAACAATTCGGTGGTGACGGATTACATCGACCTGCCAGAGATCGGTCCACATGTGTCGCAAGCACGGCGCGTGCAGTGGAACCGAGACGACGGCACGATGGACATTGGCCTGTATGGTGGAAGCGTGCTGCAGGTCGGCCAAGAACTCCACTATTACGCCAAGAACACCAGTGGCGGCTTGATCGCCAATGGCACGCCTGTGATGTTCACAGGCACTGTCGGAGCGTCTGGCAAGCTGACGTTCGGACTGGCCATTGCTGACGGCTCAGTGCCTGCCGAGTACATGATGGGCGTTGCCACGCAGGACATTGCAGACAACGCATTCGGTTACGTCACTAGCTTCGGTCTGGTGCGTGGGTTCAACACGACCGGCGCACCTTATGGTGAGGTCTGGGCAGACGGAGACTTGCTGTACTTCGACCCGGCGACGCCTGGCACATGGACCAACGTCAAGCCAGCAGCGCCGAACATCGCTGTGCCTGTGGCAGTCGTTGTCAACGCTGGCAGCGGTGGCTCTGGCTCGATCTTCGTGCGCATGGAGTTGAGCGAGTCGCTGAACAACCTGCAGGACGTCTACATCAACGGAGGCGGCCCATCGGCTGGCCAAGTGCTGATCTACGACGCAGCGCAGCAGCGGTGGGAAAACCATTTCCTGACGCCAGGCACAAACATCAGCATCACCAACGCATCCGGCTCGATCACGATTGCTGTGACTGGCCTTGGCACGATGGCGTTTGAGAACGTTGGCGTGTCTGGGACATTCACGACCGCAGACATTCCTCCGCTGACTGTCACGGTCGTCAACGGCATCATCACCAGCATAGTCTAAGGAGAAACCCTAATGACCGTCACAGTCAAAGTTCTGATCCCGGCCAAGCAAGCCGAGAACGCTCAAACCACACAGTACACGGCGACCAACGCCAAGGCCATCATCGACAAGTTCACGGCTACCAACACCAGCGCAGGCAACGTGACCATCAGCGTCAACCTGGTGACCAGTGGTGGTTCTGCTGGTGTCGACAACTTGGTGGTGGACACGCGCGCTATCGCACCGGACGAGACATACACTTTCCCAGAGTTGGTCGGCCAGGTGCTTGAGTCCGGCGGCTTCATTTCCACCATCGCCAGCGCAGCCACGTCGCTGACCATCCGCGCCTCTGGCCGCGAGATCACTTAAGGAGAATCACATGGACATGCCAAAGATCATGATGGCTGGCTTCACCGGCCTGCCTGAAGTCGAGCCGTTCATCACGGCGGCCGAGAACAAGAAGAACACCCAGGTGGTGATCGACGACTGGATGCTCGGCCCTGAGAACCCGTCCAACGAACCTGGAGCGAACAAGCCGTACTGGATGAAGCTGGCCAAGGCCATGCAAATTGATGAGAAAGAGGCGCGTCGTCGTCGCTGCTCAAACTGCGAATATTTTGAAGCAACCCCATTGATGCAAGCAAAGATGGATCGCATCCCATGGAACAAGTGGGATGATGGCGCAGGCTATCGCGGCTACTGCCACAAATTTGACTTCATTTGCCATGACATGCGCTCCTGCCAGGCTTGGGAAGAGCGCGAGTTCGAGCAAGATTGACGAAATGTTAGATTGTGGGAAAATAGGGGCCACTGAGCAGTTCGAGCCGCCAGTAGCTCACAGCCCCCAGCAGGAGGATTCGATGAGCGATGTCGCGGTTCAGGAAGTTGCCAAGCAGGCCGGTGTGCCTGCGGAGCACCTGCCGATCTACCGCCTGGAGGCCGAACTGCTCAAGTTGCCCCAGGTCGACATGCCTGTCGATCACGACTTCTGCAACGGCCTATACGCTCGGACCATGCACATCCCGGCAGGCACCGTCCTGACTGGTGCGGTGCACAAAGACGAGTCCTTCTTCGTGGTCCGGAAAGGCCACCTGATCGTCACCACTGACGATGGCTCGGCCCAGGTCGGCCCCGGCTTCATGAGCGTGACGCGCGCCAACACAAAGCGCGCTGGCATTGCGCTGACCGAAGTCGAGGTCACCACCTTCCACGCCAACCCGACGAACGAGACAGACCCGCAAGCCATCTGGGACATGTACACCGTCCCGGCACCGGCCCCTGTTCTTGAGGCCGTCCAACATCCGCACCTGGAGGGCACAAAATGAGTTTTGGACTATCTGGAGCAGCGCTGGCAGGCATTGCCGTTGGCGGCGCAACGCTCGTATCTGGATACATGCAAGGTGAGGCTGCAAAAGATGCAGCATCCACCCAGGCGCAGGCATCAGAAGCAGGAATTCAGGAACAGCGTCGCCAGTTCGACAAAGTTCAAGAACTGCTCAAGCCCTACGTCGAGGCCGGTACCGGCGCGATTGAAGGGCTGGAGCCGTTTGCTGCTGCTGGCGTTCCTGCGCTGCAGGCCCAGCAAGCACTGCTTGGCTTGGCAGGCCCGGAGGCACAGCGCCAGGCCATTCAGCAACTGAGCACCAGTCCGCAGATGCAGGCGCTGGTCGAGCAAGGCGAAAACGCACTGTTGCAGCGCGCATCGGCCACTGGCGGCCTGCGTGGCGGCAACGTGCAGGCTGCGCTGGCGCAGTTCCGGCCGCAGTTGCTGTCCGAGTTGATCGGCCAGCAGTACAGCCGTCTCGGCGGCCTTACGGCGCTCGGGCAGGAGACCACCTCCAACCTGGCACGGCTTGGCCAGGCATCGGCTGCAGGCACTGGCGCTGCAGCCCAAGAAAGCGGCGCGAACATCGCCAGCCTGCTGGCGCAGCAAGGCGCTGCACAGGCAGGCGCGCAGATCGCGCAAGGCAAGGCGTTTGCATCCATTCCTGCAGCCATCTCTGGCGGCCTGGGCATCTTCTCTGGCCTGGGAGGTAAATTCTGATGGCACTTCAACTACCCTCTGGCCCCATCAACTACGGCGTCGACATTCCTGACCCGTCGCAGGCGTTCCTGCAGGCGTTCAAAACTGGCACGGCCATCACCGAAACCCGCATGGCGCAAGAACAGGCGCAGCGCCAAGCCGAGCAGCAGCAGCAGATCACGCAAGCCTTCCAGCGCCTGCGCCAGCCAGGCGCAACGGCAAAGGATTACGCTGACCTGGCGATGCTTTTGCCTGAGACGCAGGCCAAGGCTGTGCGCGAGAGTTTCAACATGATCACGGCCGATCAGCAGCAAAGCGCGCTGAACCAGGCTGGCCAGGTGTTCTCGGCGTTCAAGTCCGGCAAGCCTGAGATTGCTGTCGGCCTGATCGAACGCCAGATCGAGGCCAAGCGCAACAGTGGCGACGAAGCCGGCGCCAAGTTCCTGGAGACATGGCGTGATGTGGCCAAGGAAAACCCGAAGGCAGCCGAGGACTACTTCGGCTTCACCATCTCGCAGATGCCTGGTGGCGACAAGATCATTGACAGCGCTTTGAAGATTCAAGAAGAAAAACGGACTGCACAGCAATTCCCTGTCTTGCAGAAACTCAAAGAAGCCGAACTTCGCAAAGCCACTACGGACGCTGAGCGTGCCGAGATTGAAACCAAGTATGCCGAGCGCTTGCAGAAGGCCAACTTGGCAAAAATTAACCGCGAGATTCAGCAGCAAAGCGAGGATCGCGTGCAGTCCAGCTCTATCAAGCCAGATGGCACCGTGGTCATCGTCACAAGCAAAGGGTTGACGCGAGTCATCGGACCGAATGGCGTTGAGTTGACCGGGCAAGCTCGCATGGATGCTGTGCGTGATGCAGAGCAGTTCGGCGCTGACATTCAGGCCTTGCGTGCAGGTGCGCGGACTGGTGGCGAAATCGGGCAGAAAGAGGCGCAGAAGGCTTTTGAAAACGTAGGCAAGGTGCGCCAGAACCTCAGCAACCTGGATGCCGCTGTGGCTGCCTTGGATGCAGGCGCAAACACTGGTGTCATCGCCAACAAGTTCCCGAACTGGAAGGCATCTACCATTGAGTTGCGCAACATCCAGAACCGCCTTGGATTGGACGTTGTCGGGTCTGTTACGTTCGGCGCTTTGTCTGAAGGCGAACTGTCTCTGGCGCTTGAAACAGCGTTGCCGCTGAACATGAACGAGCGACAGTTGCGCGACTGGCTGATTCGCAAGAAAGACGCGCAGTCCAAGGTTGCGGACTACCTGTCTGAGCAGGCTCGCTATCTCTCTGTGCCAGGGAGGACAGTCGGCAACTGGATGGAGTTCGCTGAAAAGAAATACGGCGGCCAACAGCCGGCAGGTCAAATGGGCGCACCTGGTACTGCAGGCCAACCGGCTGCAGCGCCTGCAATGCCTCCAGGCTTCCTGGTTATCAGGTAAGGTCACAGCATGGCAATCTACAAAGTCCAAGCACCTGACGGCAGCATCATCGAACTGGAAGGCCCGGAGGGCGCGACCGATGCGCAACTGGTGCAGGCAGCGCAAGCAGCCTATGCCCAGCGCCAGCAAGCACCCGCACAGCCTGCAGCGCCAACTCCAGAACCAACAACAACCGTCACCGGCCTAGCTGGTGCGGCCACACGCGGCCTGGCGCTGCCTGCTGCTGGTGCTGCCTTGGGCGCGGCCATTGGTGCGCCCATTGGCGGCGTTGGTGCGATCCCTGGCGCGATTGCAGGCGCTGGTGCTGCAACCTTGGCTGGCGTTGTTGGAGACCCGATTGTTGGCTCAATCAATAGCCTGCTTGGGACTAAGTACACGCTGCCAACGCAAGCCATGGAAGACCTGCTGACGCGCATTGGGGTTGCCCAGCCAAAGACAGAGGCCGAGCGCATCGTTCAGGCAACTGCAGCCGGTGCGGCAGGCGCAGGCGGCATGGCTGCTGCAGGACAGGCTGTGCAAACAGCGGCAGGAGCAGGCGCACCAGTTGCGCGTGAAGTCGGCCGCATGTTGGCAGCGCAACCCGTCGCTCAAGTGGCTGGCGGCGCTGGTGCTGGTGCAGGCGGTGCTATTGCCCGTGAGATGGAATCGGGCGCTGGCGGCGAGTTGGCGGCCAGCTTAGCCGGTGGCATTGCCGGTGCTCGTTTGGCCGCGCCAAGGCCCGCTGCACCGCCAGCACGCAGGCCATTGCCTCCAGAGATTGCCCAGGCAGAACGTGAGGGCGTTCGTTTGCTGACAAGCGATGTGCGCCCACCGCGCACATTCCCTGAAAAAACACTGCAGGCTGCTGGAGAGCGTGTGCCATTTGTTGGCACCAGCGGCATGCGTCAAGCTCAGCAAACAGAACGCATTGCTGCTGTGCGCAATCTGCTGCGCGACTATGGTGCCGACGACGTTGCAAAGCTCAGCGACGACGTGATGGCCGACTTGGCAACCAAGCGGTCTGCTGACATTCGCAAATACGCAACAGCCAAAAAGGAAGTCATCGATCGCCTGTCCAACAAGGGCGCTGTGCCGGTGCCTAGTGCTTTGCAGGCCATTGATGACCAGATCGATGATCTGGCTCGTCGCAGCACGCCAGGCGCAGATGAGGCCATTGAACGCCTGCGCCAGATCAAGACAGACCTGCAGAACCGTGACCTGTTCCAGCTTGAAGCCTACAGACAAGACGAACTGGCCAAGATTTTTATGGACGATCCGGCGCGGCCAATGAGTCTGGCCGCACGCGAGGCAGGCGAGAAGGCGCTGCGTGCCGTCTACGACCCAGTCCGCAAGGATATGGGCGACTTCATCAAGGCCACCGGCGAGCGTAGAGACTTCGACAAGTGGATGGTGTCCAACAAGCGCTTGGCAGAGACAGCCAAGGACATGCAGAACGCATCGCTCAAGACCGTGCTGCTCAAGGGTGATGTGAAGCCTGAAGTCATTCAGAACCTGCTCTTCAAAGGCAAGCCCAGCGAGGTGCGTGCGCTTTACTCCAAACTTACGCCGGAAGGCCGCGCAACTGCTCGGGCTGCAATCCTGGCAAAGGCAGGGCAAGACGCCACCAAGGACGTTGCAGAAGGTGCTGTTGTTTCTCCAGACCAGTTCGCCAACAACGTGAAGAAGATGGGCGACTCCATCGGTGTGTTCTTCAGTGGAGAAGATCTGAAGCGCGTGGAAGGTCTGACGCGCATATTGAACATCACCAAGCGCGCGAGCGAGGCTGCTGCAGCCCCTGCAACCGGCATTCAAGCCGTGCCATTCCTGGCCGCAGATGTGCTGACAGGTACGTTTGGCGGCCCGACTGGAGCAACGGCAGCCGCTGCAACTGTTGGTGGTCTTGCCCGTATTTACGAATCGGCTCCAGTACGCAACATGCTGCTGCAAATGTCCAAGACTGCAGCCGGTTCGGTTGAGGAAGCAGCACTTGCCAAGCGACTGCTGGCGACCATTCAGACGCAGGCAGAAGCCATTGAAACGGCTGGTCGAGAAGCACAGGAGGCACTGGAATGACCTCTTTCGCCAACGCAGCAAGACTGCCACAATCTCTGGACGCGCGAGTGCAGTGGCTGCAATCCGCTGTCCAGACAGGACGCCAATTTGAACAGGAGAACCAGTAATGTCCGCACTCAGCATTCAACCCACCTATCCAATCTTCACGGACATTGATGGCCAGCCTCTTGAGGATGGTTTTGTCTGGATCGGCGCGGCTAACCTTGACCCGCAGGTCAATCCGATCAACGTCTATTTTGACGCAGCGCTGACCATTCTTGCGCCTCAGCCTATCCGCACACTTGGTGGCTACCCTACCCGCAATGGCACGCCAGCACGCTTGTACGTCAACAGCGATTACAGCATCCGAGTGATGAACAAGAACGGCAGCGTTGTGTACAGCGCACCGGCTGCGACAGAGCGTTATAGCGATGTTGTTACTAGCGTCAACGCAAGCAAAGTCATTTATGACCCAGCAGGCACCGGCGCCGTCGCCCGCACTGTGCAGGGCAAGCTGCGGGAGTTTGTGAGCGTCAAGGACTTTGGGGCGGTGGGGGACGGTGTCACTGATGACACGGCTGCAATTCAGGCTGCGATCACAGCATGTGTTAGTAGCGGTGCAATACTTTACTGGCCTGAAGGTAACTACCTGACCAGCGGAAATCTAACTAACTTCTGGAGCGTTTCTCACGAAGGCTCGGGCCGCATTATTCGCGGAAGCGACACTTGGTACATCACGCCAAAAGGCACACAACGCAACGTTCTGTACGTGAACTCGTCTGGAAACTCGGCCAATGACGGGTTTTCCTCTGGCGCGGCGTTGCCGATGAGCACCGCAGTGGCACGTTTCCGCGATTTGGGAGTTAAGGCCACCGCTGGAATCTGGCGTATCCAGGTTCAGGGGACGATTACTTGGAATGGTGTCCGCGTCCGAGACTGGCCTGCATTTGCCCACCCGGTAGAGATTTGGGGCGAGGCCACGAGCTTGAATGACGTCCCGACTGCGGTGTGGGATGGTACGTCTTCCACAGAGGCGTATGCGTTCAGGGCGGAGAACGCCAATGCCGTCTTAAACTTTCACTTTAGAAACCTCAAGATTATCAACTTCAATTCCGGGACTAACAGCGGCGGCATTGTTGTTTGGGCGTCTGGCAAAGTTCTGTGCGAAAACATCCACACCGATAATTGCCCGACTGGCTTGTGGTTTCGCCAGAATTATTCAAGAACAATTTACGGGGTTATTAAAAACGCATCCACGCATGGAATAAGTACAGGGTACGGTGCTTCGGGGAACGTCGGCAACCTTTCCGGGGGCGGTGTTACTTTTGAAAACTGTGGAACTGGCGTGTCCGTCGGGCGAACCTCAACAACTTACATTCAAGGTTCTACGTTTATCGGGGATTTTTCTAACTGTATTTCCGTTTCCCGAAACTCTCGAATCAGGACACAGGCAAACAACTTTTCTTCGGTCAACACGGCAAGCACAGGCTTCGACGAAATAGTAAACGTGTCCTTGCTAAGCGTTTGGACGCCGGATAACTTTACTGGGTATCCCGACATTTACCCAACGCTGTCACAGTCTGCTCGCGCCGTCACGTTGGATCAGGGAAGTGTGCATTTGCACATACAGCGCGGTGCCGCCCGTACAGTACATCTCATATCTGACAATATGGTTGAAGTGTCGGGGACCACAGAGCAGACGCTTTTGTCCGGTGACAATCCTACATGGGTTCCATTTCGACTGCCAGCGTACTACCTGTTTAACACGCGAGCAGTTTTGGATTTGGAAATAACGCTGGCGCTTACCGCTGGCGCGGGCGGTGAACTTGCGTTGCACGGGCAGGGGAACGTGCCGAGCACAAAACTCGCGGCAATCACTATCCCGCCTGTTGCTAACTCCACTCGCGGCCTCATCCGAATGCGCGCTTATAACGCCGGCAATTCAAACACTTGGAGGCAGTTGGTTGAATTTCCCGCATTGGGTATTTATTCAGAGTCTCTATCCGTGTCGTATAACTTGTCAGCGATTCGGCGTAATAGCGAGGAGTTGATTTTGTTCCGGTTGTTCTGGACCCCATCCAATACGAATTTGACGACGTTTATCAATATGCGGTCTTACGTAGAGGCGTGATGAACTGGCCCTCCGACTTCCCCGGCAAACATAGCCGCTACCCAAAGGAGCAGCATATGCATAAGTTAGGATGCCGTCATGAATAAAACGCATTTCGAGCATAGTATTTACGCGCTGTTGATGCAGCTACCGTTCGGGCTGTTTGGCTACTGGTGGATTGGTGCTGCGTTGGCAATCGGGTTTTTCGTAGGGCGCGAGCACGCGCAGGCGGAGGAGCGCTACATAAAAGCCAATGGCGGGGTTCGAGCGAATGTTAAGTGGCCGGAGTTTGGGGCACTACAACCAAAGCTGTGGAACACCGACAGCATACTGGATTTTGTTGCTCCGGCGCTTTGTGTTGTTTTGATAGCTATCGCTGCGTCAGTGCGGTAGGGGATGTGAAAGATGAATGACGATTTGCACTCCATCGCAAATGAGGCCAACGATGTCGTTCGCATCGAGCGGCTGACGCATCACATCCAGCGCATCCGTGAGGATCAGCATGCCATGCGAACGGCCATCGAACGTATGAGCGAAGCCGTGACACGACTGGCGCTGGTAGAAGAGCGGCAGGCTGCGGCGTCCACAGCTATAGAGCGTCTCGCGCAATCACTGGAAAAGCTCGACGAGCGCTTGCGTCACCTGGAACTTGCCGAGCAAACGCAAGCCCGAACTACGGCGTGGGTGCAGGCGGCGCTGTGGGCGCTGGCTGCCGCTGCCGCTATGTTTATCGCAAAAAAAGTGGGGCTAATATGAACTTTGATACCGCATTTCACACCCTGCTAGGCCACGAGGGTGGATTCACCGAAGACCCACGCGACCCCGGCAACTGGACAGGGGGTCGGGTTGGCGTTGACGAGTTGCGTGGCACCAAGTTCGGCATCGCGGCCAACACCTACCCGAACGAGGACATTCGCAACTTGACCGTAGATCGCGCAAAAGCGATCTACCGGCGCGACTTCTGGAACCCAGTTCGCGCCGACGAGCTGCCCGCTGAAGTGCGCTATGCCGTGTTCGACGCGGCTGTGAATTCCGGTGTGCGTCAGGCGGCCCGCTGGCTGCAGCGTGCTGTGGGCGTGCGCGACGATGGAGTCATCGGCCCGATCACCTTGGGTGCTGTACGCAGCGCCAACCCTGAGCAGGTACTGAGGCGCATGCTGGCTCAGCGTCTGCGGTTCATGGCAGGGTTGTCGAACTGGCCCACCTTCGGGCGTGGCTGGGCGCGGCGCATTGCCGATCTCATGGAGATGTGACCATGATTCAAGTGCTGATCCCTGCCTTGGTGCCTTTGCTGGGCGACATCATCCGATCAAAGTTTCCAGACCCCGCCGAGGCGGCCAAGATGGAGGCTGAGATGCAGGCCGAGCTGTGGCGCAATGCTCACCAACTGAACGCTGCCGCTGCCGACATCATCAAGACCGAGGCGCAGAGCCAGCACTGGCTGGCGGCTATCTGGCGACCGATTGTGATGCTCACCTTCTGCGGCCTGATCGTGGCGCGCTGGTTCGGCTGGGCTGCACCCAACCTGTCCGAGGCTGAGTACCTGAAGCTGTGGAGCATCGTCGAGTTCGGCCTGGGGGGCTACGTGATTGGCCGCAGCGTCGAAAAGATCGCACCAAGCATCGCCGGCGCGATGAAGCGATAGCAGTTGTCTCCTCCCAGCGGCTTTGCCCGGCCTGGTGCCGGGCTTTTTCATGAAGGCAGACGTTCGCCAGTCTCGAAGGCTTCTCGGCCGTCCAAGCTGTTGTGAATCCAGATTGGCTCTGCGCCTTCGTCATCCAGCGTTGGCCTGCACCAACACGAGCCGTTGAGTTCGTGCTCGCGTAAGTCATTGACAGGAACCACGTGCAATCCTGCGAGATTGCTGTCCTGATTGAATGTCACCGGCACATCCTTTCGCCATCGTAAGCAGGCCAGCCAGCCTGGCCGCGTGTCTCTTTCCACAGCTTTACCATGTCGCAGTACTGATCGGTTTGGCGCTGTTCTTCCTCCATGTCAGATTGCCCGACGATGCCCATTGCGATCACCAGGCCGATCAGGCCCAGGATGACGTGGTAGCGCTTGAGGTTCACGGTCAGCTCCTTGCTGGTTGGTTGCGATGACCACACTTTACCACACAATCACACATTCGCAATCATGGGGACAAACCCTAGACGATCTCGACGTCATGCGGACGCTTGCGTCCGGCCAGAATGTCGTGGATGCGCTGCTCGGTCAGGC